AATTGGAAATTGCTTCTTTATTAAGTAGTTTACGACTTACTAAAACACCGTTGACATTTTCAAGATCATGTTCTTGCTCATGTTGCTCTTGTTTTTTGACAAAAAGCTTCAAGTCGCTTAAATATTTCTTTTCTTTTTCAGGTGTCCAGTGTTTAGCTGGGTTTTCTATAGCTTCAGAGCCATATTTTTTCTTAATCGCCTTTTCTAAAGATGCGATGTAGTTAGGGTCTGTGTCATTCATTTATTAACCACCTTTACACTAGCGTAGAAAACAGCAATTGACAATGCAATGCCAATTAAAACACCGCCGGCCAACCACCATTCTCTATTGTCGCTCTTGCCCATTTCGCTTTTAAGTGCTGTTTCGAGGCTACTTATTTGCTTGTCTCTTAACTTTACTGTTTCTATGTGTATTTTTTTCAATGAATCGTGTTCAACTTTTAATAGATCAAAAGCCAAACGTTTATCGGCTAATTGTTTTGCAAATTCTTTTCTAAGAGAAAGCTCTAGCTCTATCTGAATATACTTTTTGTCAACAATCATTTTTGCTGCAGCAACTGGATCTAGCAAAATACCAGCGTATGGAGCCTTTTGACCTATCTTCAAAGAGGATACTTGACCGTTTAAACTAAGATCCTG